CAAGTTCATTACTTGGATGCTGCGTAACGTGCATCAACCTGTATATACGGGAACACAGCAAAGCAACAAAGGCATTGATCGTCCTGTATTCCAGATTTCTATCTTTACTCAGCAGATTGAAGATGGATTTACAATCTCAAATCAGATTCTGCAAGCCTTGCATGGGTACAGCGGAATTTTCGGAAGCCAAGCAGATGGTTTTTACATTTCCAAGGCTGACGTTATGTGGCTGTACAACAGTTATAACGATGAGGAAAAAATGGCGCAAATCTTTTTAGATTGCACTATTGACATCCCGGCGTAAAACAAGACAATTGTTCAACTCTTAAAGGATACCCAAAATGGCTTTACCAAACAAAGTTCTACCCGGTTTTAGCGCGGCTTTGTACGCACAACCCGGAGCTACACCTACTCCTTTGACAATTACACAGTTGTCCTTGGTTGCTAGTGTTGGGCCACTTGCTATTAGCGGCAACCTAATTCCTGTCGAAGCAATCCCTGCTTTCGGTCAAGATGATGCGGTTGCTAGTTTCGGCGTAGCTGGTTCGCGTCAGTCTGACAAGATTCCCGTTCAGGCTGCACCAACTTCCATGACCATTACTGCTGCATGGAACCCTGCTGATACCAACTTGCTGTTGATGCGTGCTGATGCCTATTCTGGCGTGATTGACCGCACTTTCATTGTTTCGGCAACCGAAGGTGCAAACATCGTTTATTACGCCTTTAACGGGCGTGTAGGCCAGTTCCAAGTAGATTCGGCTCCCGGTGCAGAAGCCAAGGCTACATTTACCATCCATCCCCGTGGCAATCAGTACGGTTGGTCTAACAACGCTTAAGGAGTCATCATGGCTATCCCTGCAAAAGTTCTTCCCGGTTTTGCCGCATCGTTGTGGATGCAATCGGCTGCTACTCCAACTCCATTGACAACCGCTAACTTGTCTGTGTGGGTTGCTCAAGTAACCACTATCGTGGGCACTTCAGCCAACGGTACAGGTGGCGCTGGTGTTGCTGTGCCTGTCGAGGCCATCCCTGCCTTTGGTCAAGATGATGCTGTAGCAAGTTTTGGTGTTGCTGGTTCGCGTCAAAGCGACAAGATTCCTGTGCAAGCGGCTCCTACAAGCATGACCATTACTGCTGCTTGGAACCCGTCTGACGCAGCCTTGTTGCAGATTCGTGCTGACGCTTACTCTGGTGTTGTTGACCGCACTTTTGTGGTTGCAGCAGTGGAAAGCACAAACACCATTGCTTATGCGTTCAACGGTCGTGTTGGTCAATTCCAAATTGACTCTGCACCCGGCGCTGAAGCCAAATGCACATTTACTATTCATCCACGGGGCAACCAGTACGGCTGGTCGAACAACTGATGAAAGTCTCTGACGCAATCGAAGCAATTGTGACCAGCTACGGCGACATTAATCTTGTTGCCCGTGGCATGGTGGTGGATGCTGCGGAGCTTGCCAAGGCCACAGCCAAACCTGACACAGCAGAAGCCATTGCTTTGGCTTTGCTAAAGAAGTACAACGTGACTGCTCCCGTAGTGGTCATTGAAGAAGTCCCTCCAGACACAACAGAGTAAAAAGATATGATAGTAAAAGACAGTAATGACCTTCTAAACTTCCTTGTAGCCCAATCCGATTCTTCAAAGAATTGGTTTGGGTTTCAACAACAGAGAATCACGGCGATTGCTCTTGCACATGACATTGCAAGGTATCACGCTGATAAGATGACTCCTGACGAGGTGGTGGATTACGCCATCAGCGTCAATGAGTCGATTTACCACAAGATCATTAAAGCCACACGATAAACCATGACAAAACTCACATCTGCCTTTGGCGAAATCTCCAATCTGCGTACTAAGTCTTTTGAGCTTGCTGGATACAACTTCAAGGTTCGTGTTCCGCTGACAAAAGAACTTGATGCTATGCAAGAGCGCATTGAAAAATTTGATCAAGCCGAATACCAAAAACGCTTTGACAAGATGACCTCATCTTTCCGAACTGGCACTTTTGATGGTGTTGTAGTGTCAGAAGATGATGTGGTTATTGAAGGCCGTTCTACCAAAGAACTGGTGCAAACCATCTTGCAGATGGAAAACCGAATGGTTGAATACATCAGGCTGTTAGTTCCTGTAAATGGAACGCTTGATGAAATTACTTATGAAGATATTGAGGCTGAGTGGCCTACTGCTGTTCAGTTGGAAATCCTTGCAAAAATCTTTGAGGCGATTCAGCCCGGTTACAAGGATTCCCGAAAAAACTAATCTGGGACATTCACCTGCAAGCCAGAGCGTATGTTTACGCTCATGGTGGGTGTCCTGATGATGTTCCTGTAGACGATATGCGGAATATCGAGATTATGTTGTCGGATGGTATGTTGGGAAACAAAGCTATTTTGCTGGCTTTGAGTTCCTTGACCACAGGCAACTTAAACTCGAAAATACAGAAGACAACAAGACCGTTTACGATGAAAGATGTTCTTCCATCAACGCACGAATACATTGTCCCGCCGCTGACAAAGGAACAACAGCAAGAGCAAGCCAGCAAGCAATTGATGGCATTCTTGACTACTAGACCGGGTTCGGAGGCTTACCTGAAAGAGTAGCATGGCTTATGTTCCCGAAAGCAAATCTGTCAAGCTAGAAGGGTTTGCTGAGTTTGAGCAACAGCTAAAACAAATGGCTGAAGGCTTTAGGGGGGACTTGGTTGCAAGAAACACACTTGTCCCTGCTGCTAAAGCTGCAATGCAATCAGTTTTAAATTCGGCAACAACTCGCGCTCCTGTTGGCGATAAGCCTAGAGACGGCAAAAACCCAATTCACATGAAAGACACTATTCGTCTTGATGCTCGCATTCCAAGCGAGAAGGACAAGCGAAGTGACTATGTGAACGAGACTGACGGGGCAATTGCCGTGGTGTCTGTCAAGAAAAGTGCTGTGTCACTAGCTAACGAATTTGGCACATCCAAGAGGGGTGCAAAACCCTTTTTGCGTCCTGCTCTGCAAGAGAACATCAATAACGTACTGACTGAACTAAAATCTGCCTTGGCTGTTGGCATAACTGACTACGCCAAGAAACTGGAACGCAGGAGAAAATAATGGCCTCGCAAAACATTGCCCGACTTGGTGTTGTCCTTGGTTTGGACACGGCTGAATTTACTGCGTCTATTGACAAGGCAATTTCAGAAAATGCCAAACTGAAAAACGCTATTCGCAGGGATACAAACTCTGCTGCTGGTGAATTGAAAACGTTAATTCATGCAACAGAAGATTACGGTAAAGCTCTTACAAAAGTTCAGTTGATACAGCGTGAAACGACATCTGGTCGTTTTATGAACGCTACTGATGACATGAAGAAAAGGCTGCTTGACCAAGCTGCTGCATACGACAAAGTTGCCAATGTTGCAAAAAGTGCTGCTGACGCTGCATCTAAATTGGCTGCACAGCAAAACCTTATTCAAAGGGATAGCAATACTGGCCTTGCAGACATTACGGCTCTTAGAAATGCAACTGAGGACTACGGCAGAACACTTACTAGAGTTGAGTTAATTCAACGTGATATTTCTTCTGGCAAATATGCAAATGCTACACAGGAAATCAAAAATCAATTGTTGCAACAAGCCGCTGCTTACGACAAAGTTGCGCTTGCAGCAAAGAATGCTGCTGATACACAGCAAAAACTAAACGAACAACAAAATGCTGTTAAGCGAGATAGCAGTGCTGCGGCTACAGAAATTAACAATCTTAAGAACGCAACAGAAGACTACGGTAAGACACTTACAAAAGTAGAGTTGACGCAACGTGAAATTACCTCTGGTAGATTCATGAATGCAACTCAAGAGATGAAAACCCGTTTGTTGCAACAAGCTGCTGCTTACGATAAGGTTGCCCTGTCAACAAAAAATGCTGCCAATGCTCAATTTAGAATGAACGAGCAGCAAAAGATTCAACTGACTTACCAAACCACTGACTTTTTTACACAGATTGTTTCTGGTCAAAGCCCATTTCTTGCTGCGTTTCAACAAGGCGGTCAATTGAAAGATGTGATGGGTGGCGTAGGCAATATGTTTCGTGCTATTGGCTCTTTAATTACACCATTTACAGTTGGGATGACCGCTGCGGCTGCATCTATTGGTGCGGTTGCTTATTCTTTTATTAACGCAGATAAAGAAGCAGCAGCCTTTCGTGACAACATGATTTTGACGGGCCGATATGCTGGAGTAACTGAATCACAAGTATCTGCTTTGTCGCAAAAACTTGGCACTGATTTAAATGTTGGTTACTCCAAGGCAAACGATGTAATTCTTGCGCTTGTTAGTTCTGGTAAATTTACATCAGCAGTTATTGATGACATGAGTAAAGTCATCTTGCAGTTTTCTAAGCTGTCTGGTGTTGACGCAAAAGAAGCTGCTCAGAAGTTAATGGGCGCATTTGATGGCACTGCTGCGTCTGTTCGCTCACTCAATTCGCAATACAACTTTTTGACCTTGGAACAATACAAGCAAATTGTTGCATATGAAAAAGCAGGTAAAGCACAAGAAGCAATTAAGTTAGGCGTTAAGGCTTTTGGTGACAGCATTGATGGTCAAGTGCGTGATCTTGGTACGCTTGAAAGGGCTTGGAAGGCAGTTGGAGAAGCGGTAACTTACGTTAAAGATGCAATTCTTAGTATTGGCAGAAATTCAGATCAAGATAAATTGGTCAAATTAGCCGAAGACATTGAACGCATTTCTTCTGACATTGGTGGTACTGACACTCAAAGCATTGCTAACAGATCAAATAACAAAAAATTGTTGAAGGAAAAGATGGATGATTATCTTGCTCTTTCAAAGAAGATGCAAGATGACGTTTCTGCGGCGCAAATTGCCTCAGACAAAAAAGTAGCCGATCAAAAAGGAATAACTGATTTGGCTAAATATGGGTCAATGCTGATAAGCAAAGACTTTGAAGTAGAAAAAGCAAAAGCTGATGCTGCTTATAAGTTTGCTGAACGTGGCAAAAATGAAATTGAAAAGTTAGAGCTTGAATCACAAAAAAAGATTGCTGATGCTGCTTTGGAAATGCGTCAAAAGAACCAACAAGAAGATGGTAGAGCTACAGCACAAAACCTTGAAATTTACAATAGTAAAGTTCTTATCGCTGAGACTGAACTTGCAGAAAAGAAAAGACAGATCAATGCAAAAAGAATGATTGCTCAATACAACGATGAAGAAGCAGCGGCAAATGAATTTAACACTGCATGGGCTA